CGACGTTTCGTCGTTTTGGCATCAACATGAAATTGAAGTTCCCTGAGACCGCGGCAGAGTTTTGTGGGTGGCATCTTGCCACGTACTCGCGCGGTCTCACGGGAGAGTATATGCCAGATGTGAAGAGGTCCTTTAAGAATACGGGATATATGACCTCGCCTGCGGCCCGCATCGCAGCCGGCAATGGGAACCACGCAGAGTTGCGCAGACTAGCAGCGTCAGCGCTTCTCGCGAGGGCATACGACTTTGCCGGCATCCTACCCAGTGTGAGCAGGATGTACGTTGCGCAGGCCCAGGAACACGCGGAGTCCGAGTTCAAGTTTGATGACAGCGGGTGGGAAGAACACAAGGTCAACGTCCAACTAGGGGGAGACCTTACGTCAACTAGGTTCTTGGCCCATATAGAGGACCTAAATTCCGTTGGTCCCAATACAGTGTGCGAGGCGGAACTACTCGCTCGGTTCGGGTATCAGGTGTCGGCTGAGGAGCTTCTGGCCTTACAGACAATCCCAGTTGACGCAAGTAAGGAGTTGTTTCAACGACTCCTGCCGCCCGGGCTACAGTGAGGGAGCGGCATAATGATGCACGTAATTCATAATTAAGCATGCATGAGTTCACTTGTGCCCCGTAGAATTCGCAGCACAACCGGGGGGAGGCATTTTGCCGGTCACCCGGTCGGTACGCCCCCGCCTAAGGCGGGCCATCGCGCGGGCGTTGTCGCCCAGATCGCCAGGGGATTCCACGATAGCGATGGCACTGGTAGAAGAGGGCCAGTGGGTAACCCTTATCCTTCGAGTCCCCTTTCCTATTCGGGGGGATGTGAGCCTGGGGCCGCCTGCGTAGGGCGGTGAGGTGAAGGCCACGGTCGAGCCACGAGCAGTGGAGCGAGACTTGGTATTGAAGAAGGAGATGAGTAGTGGTGCGCAAACTCGGCGACTACCTACCCCACCTCTGAGCGGGCATGATAGCTTTGAGCACGCGATTCGTGTCCGGAAGCGGGTGCACCTGTATAAGCTGTAAACTCAGGATGCGTTCGTTCGGGTAGGAGTGAATGGTTACGGGTGGGTCGCAGTGACCACGTGGCGTGTTGTCTTGTCCACGTTTCACGACTGCTGCGACTTTGCTAGGCAGGGTATGATAGGTCGGTAGCGCATAGCCTTGCTACCGGTAGATATATAGATCGCGCTTCTGTAACTAAGGAGTGCTGCACGCGCGCAAGTGAACAACCACGCCAGCCCAGGCTTACGGGCAATCTGGTCAAGCTAAAGGAGTCGCAATGGTACGAGCACGTAGGTCCGCACCTGCGCCATCGCGCCCATCGGCTGCTACGATGCGGCGTCGCGCCCGCCGTGCCCAAAATCGAGCGCAAGCACCTGCTGCTCCGGCAGCGCAACCACGCCCCGCGGCTGTCCCCAAGCGTCAGCCGCGCGTCCCACGTGTTGTACGTGAGAACATCAACTACTTCAACCCTTTCAACGATGTCGTCGTTCCAATTATGGAGCCGGCTGGCAAGGCTGTGGGGTTGGCCACGCATCGATTACATGATTGTACCACGGACACCACGGACACGCTGATGATGTTCATCACCAACTCGGGGCGCAGCCCTAACCTCATTTTGCAGGTTTTGGCAGCTTCCTCACCTACCGTAAACACCTATACCGGTAGTATGTTGACGGCGACGTCACTGGCGGGGGGCCCGACATCAGGGCGTGCCATGAAGAGCGGATTCACGCTCGTTAACAACACGAAGAACGTGGACGTTGGCGGGCGCGTGTTCATCTTGGCAACGGATCGCCGCTTTTATTTTCCCGCGGCGCCGGCGTCCATGTCTCAGGCCAATTGGTTGACTGTGCGAGGCGACATTTTGGGACACCCCGATACCGTAAGTTAC